AACGCCCACTTAGCGTACCAAAGGAGCAGTTTGAGAATAACTGGGACGCCATATTTAAAAAAATACCAACACTGGAAGAATTAGAAAAGCAACGTGAAGAGGCGCAGAAAAAATGACCACCTTCACCACACAAGACCGGCAAGATGCGCAACGTATTCCGTTGACCTATGAGCAGATACGACACTTTCAAGCAATGTGCCACTTAAAGAACGTGGGATATGACAACTTTATTATGAGGTTCGCCCGCGCCATCGAGCGAGCACACGGAATAGGAGAATAGGTTATGTGGATTTTAGTAATGTATATTTATGCTGGTGTATTAGCTCAAGGTGACAGTGTGACATTGACATCTATACCAGACTTTGCGACAAAACAAGCATGTATCCAAGCTGGACAAGATGCTAGAGGTTTAGTATCCGGAAGCGCAAAAGAGTATAGATTTGTTTGTTTGCAGAAAGTAAAACAATGAACCTCGTAGATCTACCAACTAAAAAGCTACCCACGCTTGAAGACTTAAGAGACGACTTGAATGACTTGTACTACAACAAGTATAATGACTTAAATGGTGCTGCATTTTTGGGTGTGCTTGAAATTTTTAAGTGGGAGTGTATAAACAATTTACCGCAATGGGATGAGCTATGAGCTTCACCATCTACCAAGCAGACGGGCTCAAAGTCATCCAGTGGTTCCGCTCAACTGATGAACTGATTGCCAGTATGCTGGCCAACCCTAACCACAAGTATCACCGAAATGACTAAACTGCCTAAACACCAAACTAAAAAAGAACAAAAAGAGATGGACAAATACCTCAAGGAGAAGTTTGCAGAAATTTCAAGAGGCCAAGAGCTCATCCCTGTTGTGCTTGACCGCGCAACATGGGAGGGCATAGTATATTCAATTAACTTAGCATTAAAACTGGAGAAAAAACATGGCAACAAAAAAACTTAAGGTAGTAGAACCAGCAATCGTAGAAAAAACTGGCAAAGTAGTTAAAGGTACACCAGCCGAGAGCCACGAACAAATTATCAAAAAGACTGGCAAAGCAGCCAAAGGTGCTAAGCATGAGTTTGTATTATCCGATGGCAAGATCGCCGATCGCAAAAAAGCCGCCAAAGTCGCTAAGGCTGCTGGTGAAGTAAAGAAACCTGGCAAAAAGCTACACAGCCATGAGCTACGTCAAGCTCTTGGTATTAAGAAAGCCAAAGAATGACCAAGAAAAAACAACTTGATATAGAGTTTGTACCCGGCTGGGCTGACGAAATGGAGTTGACCCAAGATGAATATGATGCGCTGGTAGACGGCATAAAACAATTAGTAGCTACAGGAGAGATTTTTGAAAACGCAACCCCAATCGACGAGCTGGACGAAGAAGAGCAGCAGGAGATCCTCGAATCGCTCAATCGCAAAAACGTTCGCCACTAAGCGCCCGTACTATGTAGCAGACACAGGCCATTTTGGTATTCCAATTAAAGTGTGCTTCTCGGATAGTGCATTCCAGCAGGCTGTCAAAGATTCTAAAATCACGACACGCCACAATGCTTTAGACGTGGGGCTTGCCGAGTCTCATTTTATCGAGCAAGAGGGCACACAGAATGCCATGTTGGCCATTGTGTTTAACTACGAAGAGATGGCCAAAGAGACTGCACTCGAGCGCATGGGTGTGATTTACCATGAAGTAAGCCACACTGTTACGCACGTATTCGAATTCATTGGTGAAGACGATGCAAAGATTGGCGATGAGTCGCGCTCCTACCTCGGTGAACATATTTTTAAACAGGTATTCAGTATTTACGCAACGGAGGAAGATAAGCGTGAGCGTTCTGGAAAAAGAGATAGAGAAGCATTTAAACAACTTGGTGAAAAAGTCAAAGGGACTAAGCTACAAGTGGATCAGCAGCGTGACCGGAGTCCCGGATCGGATAGTATTCATAGCGGGGCGGGTGTTTTTCGTGGAACTGAAGACAGCGACGGGGACTTTGAGCAAGAGGCAAGAACTGGTTTTTGATGCCATTGGTGAGGCTGGCTTTCCAGTACATGTACTCCATTCCAAAGAAGACGTAGAGGATTTTATCAATGGCATTAAGTGAAAAAGAATTGCATATTGGAAGATACTTTGATGCAGCAAGAAGAAGAGCACGTTTAAAGGACATTCCGTTCAACCTCACTTTGGAATATTTAAGAAGTATTGAATCCGACTTTTGTCCTATCTTCCACACCCGGTTAGAATGGGGGCGTGCTAAAATGGGCCGAGGAAAAATGAAACCAAATGGCGCGCAGTTAGACCGCATCATTCCAGAATTAGGATATGTGATTGGCAACGTGGCTTTTATATCTCACCGCGCTAATCGAATAAAAGACAACGGCACAATGCAGGAACATTATGACATTGCCGATTGGATATGGAACCACTTACATGCTAAAAAGAAATCAACTTCATCCGTATCAACAGGAGATCATCAACAAGGCCAAGACAACTCCCAACATGGGGCTATTTCTGCCACCGGGCTTGGGGAAGACAACCACCACACTCACCATTATAGCGGAACAATTTCAGGGCAAAACATTGATCATAGCGCCCAAGCGAGTGGCCGAGTCAGTGTGGGACCAAGAAGTTACGAAGTGGAGTCATCTATCACACTTACGCGTATCGAAAATCATGGGGAACCCGACGCAGAGATTATCCGCCTTGACTTCGGAGGCGGACATTTACTTGATTAACCTTGAAAATGTAGTGTGGCTTACAGAGGTTCAGCCCAAGTTAGTGTTTACTAACTTAGTGATCGATGAGTCCAGCCGGTTTAAAGATCCGCAGACAAAGCGGTTTAAAGCGCTCAAGAAGCACCTTAAAACGTTCACCAGGCGCATCATTCTAACCGGTACACCCACCCCTCAAGGTATGGCTGATCTCTGGTCACAAGTGGGTATATTGGACTTAGGACAACGTTTGGAAACTAGTTTAACCCGGTTTCGTGACTTGTACATGATGCCTGACCAAATGAACAGGCATACACGCGTGGTATATAGCTGGAAATTTAAAAGTGGATGCGATGAGATTATTAAAAATAAGATTTCAGATATTTGTTTTAGTCTTAAGGCTGAGGATTATTTGCAGCTACCTAGCTGTACTTCGCTTTATCACAAAATTGAACTCGACAAAAATATAAAGGAAAAATACGATGAACTTAGAAAAGACATGGTCGCTGAGATCAAGGGCGAACAAATCACAGCTCCAACAGCAGCGGCACTGGCGGGCAAACTCCTTCAGTTCACCTCGGGCGCTATTTACAACGAGGAAGGAGAAGCACAAGAAGTACACCGCGCTAAACTGGAACGCCTTGAGTCGATCATGGAAGAGTGCTCCTCGCCAACGTTGGTATTCTACCACTTCAAGCACAGCCTCAACCGATTACGTCTTTTGTTCCCGGAAGCTGTGGTGCTGGACGATGACAACATTGCAGCGTGGCGTCGTGGCGAAATTCGTATGCTCCTTGCCCATCCCCAGTCTGGGGGAATCGGGCTCAATTTACAGTGCAACGTTGGTGAGACAGCCCAAACAGTGTGGTATGACCTTCCGTGGTCAAGCGAAAACTACATTCAGGCCAACGCACGAATTTACAGGCAAGGGCAAAAAAAGCCGGTTATTATACACCATCTAGTTTTGTATAATAGTATCGATGAACACGTAGTAAAAGTCCTAGAGGGCAAAATAAATTTGCAAGATGCCCTGTTAGACGCCTTAAATTTTGCATTAGTATAGATATGGATAAAATTGAACTGATGAACGGCATCATCAAACTGGCTAGGCCAGCAATGCCGCAAGATTACAAACTGACTTCACTAGATACCCCATTATCTGATACGGGTATGGACAGCCTGGATTTTCTTATGGCCAGCATATATCTATCAGATGTGTATGGGGTATCGGAAGATGATCTCAAAGCTATGGTGATGACCCCAGAAAGCACAATAAACGACTTATTTGCTTACATGGAAGCCCACGCAACCATCACGCCAACCAACGCACAAGAAGCATTAAAGGCGCTGGGATGACCATTTATCTGTCAGATTATCGCACTGCCAGTACGACCTACACAGAAATGTTGGAGGATGTAGATTACCCACAACGGGTGCATTGGTTCCCCGATACTTATGCCAAAGTAAAAACAGGCTTAACTTATGTGCCACACAAACTGGCCGATAAAGTTCTTGACCCTGTTTTATTGGCCAACTTGCGTGAACGTTCCGGCAAAACTGCATTTATTTTAGCTGCTGGTAACGCCCATTTTGCGGGCATTAATCCAAAAGACCCAGCACCAAATCGATTTGCGTATGACTTTAAGTTCTTACCGTTATCATTAACTCAAGTATATGCTGGACGGATAGCCCAGCTGTGTGGGGCTCAGGATATGGTAATTACAGATTCATCAGCCTGCGCATCCAGCCTTAAAGTCATGATGGATGTGTATAGCCTAATTAACTTTTATAAGTTTGATCGCGTTGTAGTACTAGCCGTAGAAGACACTGTAAACAACACAGTGCTAAAATTCTTTGGCGAAACCAAAGCGTCTCTTACAAAAGACATTGAAGACACCGGCATTAAACCATCAGCTTTTGATGACCACAACTACGGATTTAATATAGGGCAAGGTGCGGCGTTTGCGGTGTTTGAGAATGATTCTTATTGTCAAATGCCTGTGGCCCGTTTACTTGGAGCTTATGCTTCCAGTGAACAAAGCACCAACGCAATCGGGCAGCGAGAAGATGGTGAAGGGTTTGTTAAAGCAGCGGCGGGCGCCCTGCGGATGGCCAACATGTCACCACGAGACATTAACATTGTAAAGACCCATGGCACCGGCACAAAGTCAAACAATCAGTCGGAACGCAATGCTTTGTCAACACTGTTTGATTCGCCGTTTATTGCCACGTCTTATAAACAAGTAATTGGCCATACTATGGGCGCATCAGGTTTATTGGAAACCTGTTTGTTATTAGACAGTTTACGTTCTGGTCTAGTACCAGCAATCCCAAACAAAACAAAGCAAGATGACGTTTACTTGTCAAATGATTATCCTGTTACAAAACCAGTAAAGATTTTGTCTCAAGCTGCAGGAATGGGAAATATTTATGCAGCAGCAATTTTTGATACTCAGTTATGAAGAAAACAATAAGAACAAAACACAGAATTAAAGCCAGTACCCCGCGCCTGTCAGACGAGGATCCGGATCCAATTGAGCAAGACGATATGGAAAGCATTTCGGCGCAGTTAATTGAGGGCTGGCTACCATGGGATCCAGAAGACATTAACGACATCCGCAAGTTGATTTTAAACAACATGCCACAAAAGCAACAGTTTGTTTTAGAAGCGTTTTTAGACGGTTTAAATTATAATGATCTTCATGTAACTGAGAAGTATTGGCGGTATCATTTTGCTAAGGGCGTAGAGTTTATTAAAAAGGAACTGGGACTATGAATTTTATTATTGAACACAAAGTTAAAGGGCACTACGTCATGGAAACGTTACGTGGTGTAGAAGACATTGATACTTCCATGTACAAAGACATTATGGGTATTTGGGTTACTGACAGTGAAGAAGAAACACAGGTCATGGAAAAAGAATTAAAGGAGATGCGTTATGCACGATCCAGTCAATCAGCCTAAGCATTACACAACGCATCCATCTGGTATTGAGTGCATCCAAGTGACCGAGCACATGGGCTTTAACTTAGGCAATGCTGTTAAATATATCTGGCGTTGTGACTTAAAGAAAGATGCGGTAGAAGATTTGCGTAAAGCACAATGGTATATCGGTAGAGAGATAGCTAAGCGCATTAAGATTAACGAAGCAGATCCGGAGTGTGGAAAATGAACGCTTTTATTTTTGTATCTATCGTGTGCATTGGACAAAGCTGCAACTTTGTATCCAGTAACAAACCAGTAGATGAGCCAAAGTGTAAAGAGATGAAGGCGCAATTTCTAGCACTACCCTTTAGAAAAGAAACCACCCTGGCCGCAGCTCAGTGCATGGAGTGGGATAGTGAAAACAAAACAAACTGGAATATTAAATTATGATGATCGAAATTGACGACGATTTTACAGACGACATTACTGCAGCCAACTTAGCTCAAAGCTATGTCAGAATTAAAGATATGATGAAAATCGGCAGTTGGCATGAAGATGACATAGTTGCTTGGGAAGAGTTACTTCCGGCAATAATGATAGTCGGTAGTTGGTATAGCATTGACTTTCCCAGTGAAATTAAAAAAGCTAAAAAAGCAGGTAAAAAGAAATGAAATTATTTTGTGAATATGACCGATTTGAACTAGAGCAAGACATCATCAAAGCGTGGGGTGTTGTCGAGATGATTGAAGAGTTAGTTCGCCAACATCTAGACCGTCCAGAAGGCGCTTTTAGCGAAGACGAATTAGCCAATCGTTTAGATGGTATCAAATATGTCACCGACATGAACTTCCAACGATTGTGGGATGGATTTGAGGTGATGCTAAAAAATGGTCACTTTGCCAAAACTCGGTTTGGTGACTCACCTGAAGTAGCAGTACCAAATACAGATGATAATAAATTATTTGAAATTTTAACCAAAAAGAAAGGCAGTAAAAAGAAATGACTGAACCAGTAAGCACTCCATTGGATGACAAAATTTTAAAATTGGAATTCACCGTTAAAGAAGTAAATTCTATTTTGAACATTTTAGGCAGCCTACCATTTGTTCAAGCCGTTGGACTGATCAATGCCATCCAGGCACAATGCACTCCACAGTTTGAAGCTTTACAAGCAGAAGAGGCTAAGAATGAACCTGCGCCAGCTGCTTAAACGAGCAGGTGTGAGCAGCGACATCATAGCTGAAGTTGAACGTAAGGCCAAAAGAACTACGGCCGAGCAGGAGATCGAGCACCAGGAAAAGGCTGCAGCAATGGCCAAAATGATGCTCAACGACATGATGCCGCACCTTCACAGCGCTCTAAATAAAACCCCTCCGTCCAAGCCTAAAAAGACCATTATCGTTCCTGACGATATGTAAGGGCGGATTTACAGCGATCTTTGCATTAGTAGATATAGGGCAAGCTGTGAAGCTCCCCTTGGGCCGGGGATTCTCGGCTATCTACCATGGCTGTAAAGAAAGTCACAGGTTCCCAGTCCACCTGCATAGAAGACTGGGATTCTTGCAACGCCCAAGACAGCAAGGATTTTGTACCAAATGCGGGCATTTCACACACTTTGACACACACAGGAGATTTATCATGGTTTCACCATTTGAACTACGTTTTTCTATTTTTAACGCCGCTAAAGACCTTATGATTAAGCAACATGAAGCCAACATGGCTGCATGGGAAGTGCTTAATAAGACAACAAAAGAGGCTGCAGAATTAGCGCCATCTTTTCCAACAACAGAAGAGATCATCGATAAAGCGATTGAGATCAATACCTTTATCAGCGGTCAGACAACAAAAGAACTAGCAAGCGTAGCTAAGAAGTTAGCTGGCGTTTCAGTAATATTCTAAAAGAGCATTATGGCAACTAAACCCGGTTTGTACGCGAATATCGCGGCTAAAAGAGAACGTATAAAAGCTGGCTCTGGCGAGAAGATGCGCAAGCCAGGTGCCAAAGGCGCTCCTACAGCTAAAGCATTTAAAGAATCTGCTAAGACAGCAAAGAAATAATGGCAACTAAAAAGAATGGCCCCTCGCTTGCAATTGGTCGTGGTGAAAAGCTGCCTGTATCTAAGGGCGCTGGGCTTACCGCCAAGGGTCGTGCTAAGTATAATGCGGCTACTGGCTCGCATCTAAAGGCCCCTCAACCAGAGGGTGGCCCCCGTAAAAAATCATTCTGTGCACGCATGTCTGGTATGCCAGGTCCTATGAAGGACGAGAATGGTAAACCAACACGCAAAGCAGCATCTCTTAAAAGGTGGAAGTGTGGCAGCTAAAAAAGCACCATCAAATTCAAAATACGATCCAGCTATGTGCGAACGCATGATAGAGCTGGGGAAAACAGGCGCCAGTCAAAAAATGATTTGGTCCCAGCTTGGCATTTCAAAATTCACAGCGGATAACTATAAAAAGAAATACCCTGAGTTTGCCGAAGCATTAGATTTAGCCCTGGTTCATAGCCAAAGCTATTGGGAATCAATGATACTTGCAAACTTGGAGAACAAAGGATTCAATTCTAGACTAGCAGAAATCGCGTTAAGGGGCCAATTTTCCCAGGATTATCGCGAGCGAATGGATATTAAACAAGACGTAAAGCAGGAAATCAAAATAGATTTCGCAAAAGAAGTTTCAGATTTAATTAAAGCTTTAAAAGAGTAGTACCAATCAACGAACGAACGGGGTAGCTCCCCTGCCGGTGCTCATTCACCGGCTAGTTCACCAATTAACCAATGAGGGTATCAATGAAGAAGTGCTCAAAATGCGGCATCGACAAGCCGCTATCTGATTTTTATAAACAAAAAGCAACAAATGATGGGCATACTTATGAATGTAAGTTATGTAAAAACACAACTATAAAACAGTGGAAAAAAGATAATCCTAAAGCGCATAAAATTCATCAAAAAAGAAGAGATTTAAAAGCAAAATACAATATTTCTATTGAGCAATTTAATACAATGCTTAAAAAACAAAATAATAAATGCGAAATCTGTAAAAATGAATTTAAAAATGAAAAGGCAACACATGTTGATCATTGCCACAAAACAGGAATTATTCGAAGTTTACTTTGCGTAAATTGTAATTTCGGTTTGGGGTTTTTTAAAGATTCTGTAGAAAATTTAAAATCCGCCCAAAAGTACCTAAAAAAATATAGTCAAAAAACTAAGTAAAAAACCTTAAAAGTTTGCATTAGTAGATGTAGGTAAAAATTCTTAAAAAGGTAAAAATATGTCTAGTCATGCTATTCTTAGCCCCTCTGGCGCCCATCGGTGGTTACACTGCACGCCTTCAGCTCGTTTAGAAGCAACCCTTCCCGAACCCAAAAAGCGTCCAGGTCAAAAGGATTTTTCTGCCGAAGGTACATTAGCCCACAGTTTGGCTGAAGCCAAATTACGTTTTCAGTTAGACCAAATAGGAAGCCAAGAATATGACAAAGAAATTGAACTCATTAAGCAAAACTCACTCTATTCCCAAGAGCTTGAAGAAATTACAGACATCTACGTTAACTACGTCAGGTCACAAGCGGGCTCAGAGGACAAAATCTTTGTCGAAGCGCGAGTTGATATTGGCGAGTATGTCGTGGAATCTTTTGGCACTTCAGACTGCGTTATCATCAGTCAAAACCGGATTACAGTCATTGATCTCAAGGCAGGTTCAGGCATTCATGTCTCTGCCGTTAACAACGAACAATTACGATTGTATGCTTTGGGCGCATATGAGCGCTATAAAGAGGAATTCCCGGAGCTCAAAGAAGTTAGAACTGTCATCGTCCAGCCAAGACTGGGAAACATTTCTGACGACCATACAACAGTTGCAAAACTCACAGAATGGGGAAAATACTACGTTAAAAAGCGCGCCCAAAAAGCGTGGGTAGGTGCCGGTGAGTTTGTCCCTGGAGACCATTGCCAATTTTGTCGCGCTAAAGCACAATGTAAAGCTAGGTCCGATTACAATACAGAACTCTCCAAACTAGAATTCCGCGATCCTCCATTATTATCGGATGAAGAAGTTGCGTTGGTATTGAGCAAGGCTCAAAGCCTAAGAACTTGGTCCAATGACGTCGAAGAGTATGCGCTGAACAAAGCAATCAGTGAGAACGTAATTCCTCCGGGATACAAGCTATCCACTAGCGTGACACACCGCCGCATTGCCGATCAAGGACTGGCTGCTAACGTATTGAAAGAAAAAGGATTACCTGATGAAGCGATTTGGGAACCCCGCAAACTCAAATCATTAGCGTCATTGGAAAAGATGAACAAACAAGTGGCTGCGTGGTTAGGTGATTTGGTTATGCGTCCAGAAGGCCAACCTAAACTAGTGAAAGCCAAAGACTTAAAGGCAGATTTTGAATGAACGCAATTTTAATAGCTGGAGTCGGAGTGGTTTATTTTATAATTGCCATAGATTCGTTTAGGAAAGGGCAATTAGGTATAGGGATATCTTTTTTAGGATATTGTTTAGGAAACGTAGGTCTATATTTGGTAGCTAAATGATCATAGAATATTTTGATTCAAAATTTGATATCCCGGATATACTGATTGACAAGTATGCCAAAGATTTTGATGGATTACCCGGCAGTAAGTACCGAGAAGGCGTCCAGCAAATCAGAGAATCAATTGAAGAGATACTAGATTTAATTGCCGAAGAACCAGAGTTGTTACATGAGGTAGAATACCTATCTGATTTTGTTAGCGCTCTGGCCATGAAGCAGGCGCTGTCTAAACTAGGTATTTTGTACGACGCCTAACTATCTCACATTGTGAAATATTTGTAGTAGAATTTTTGCATTAGTAGTTGTAAGGGTAACGATGTGGCCCCTAAAGTCCGCGTCACTTAAAAAGGTAAAAAGGTAAAAATTATGGCTAAATCAACTAAAGTGCAGTTTGTAACCGGTAAGGTACGTTTCTCTTTTGTTCATGTATTTGAACCAGCTGAGACACTGAACGGCTCTATGAAGTACTCCGCTTCTATTCTAATCCCAAAGACAGACAAAGAAGGAGTTGCTGCTTTTAATAAGGCATTTGAAGAAACAAAACAAGCAAACGTCGGTTATTTTGGGGGCGCTATTCCAAAGAACCTTAAAGGTGGTTTGCGTGATGGTGATGCTGAGAAAGATGACGCAGTGTATGCTGGTCACTATTTCTTTAATGCTAGCGGCAGTGAAAAGCCAGGCATCTTTGATGAAAATTCAAATGCCATTTTAGATAAGGCTGATTTTTATAGCGGTTGCTATGGAAAAGCCTCTATCACAATGTATCCATACGACATCAATGGAACACGCGGTATCGCTTTCGGTTTGAATGCCGTTAAGAAGTTAGAAGACGGCCAAAAACTCGGTGGCGCTGTAGTATCCGCAGCAGTATTCGATTAATAGTAGTACCCAAGTAGTGGGCGGGGCGGCTAGAAACTGGTCGCCCCTTTTTGCCCTTTAGACCAACCATATAACCATAGAGAATAATAAATGGATCAGTATCAAGAGTACATTGCCGCCAGCCGTTACGCCCGTTACCAAGACGACAAAAGTCGTCGTGAAAATTGGGGCGAGACAGTCGACCGTTATGTAGATTATATTTTTAGCCGTACCCCAGCCATACAAGATAAACAAGATTTAAAAACCCAAATTCGTAGCGCCATTTATAACTTAGATTTGATGCCGTCCATGCGCGCCATGATGACGGCAGGAAAGAGTGCCGATCGTGACAATACTTGCGTCTATAATTGCTCGTATCTCCCAGTGGATGACGTCAAGTCCTTTGACGAAGCAATGTACATTTTGCTCAATGGAACTGGTGTTGGATTCTCGGTTGAATCCAAGTACATTAACAAGCTGCCCGAGGTGCCAGAAAACTTGTTTGATTCCGAGCACACCATCGCAGTTCACGACTCCAAAGAAGGATGGGCAAAAGCACTGCGTTTACTCCTCGCCCACCTCTGGGCTGGAGAAATTCCCAAGTGGGACGTGTCCAATGTCCGACCTGCGGGAGCACGACTCAAAACTTTTGGTGGAAGAGCTTCTGGGCCAGAACCACTAGTTGACTTATTTAAGTTTGCTGTTAACATGT